TAAAAAATATCAAAAGTAATAGTATAGATTTTGTATTTTCATTTGATTCATTTGTTCATATGCATGAAGAAGTAATTGATAGTTATTTAAAGGAAATTGAAAGAGTACTTGAATTAGGAGGATATTGTTGGATACATCATTCTTGTTTAGCAGAGGGTAATGATGATAATTTTCAAAATATAGCAGGTAGAAGTAATATGGATTTAGATAAATTTAAATCTATAGCTGATAGATATAGGCTTAAACTAATAAAACAAGAATTAATAAGATGGGATGCACCTGGTAATCCTGATTGGTTACATGATGGTTTTACACTTGTTAAAAAAACAATACAAAAAATATGAACAAAGTTAAACAAAAATTTAGCTGGGATGGTGTTTCAGATGAAACAACTGGACAAAGTGGAATAGTAAGAGATAAGTTTCTAGAAAATGAAATTTTTACACTAGATTGTTATGAACATGTTTATCCTGTAAAAGAAGGTGATGTAGTATTAGATTTAGGTGCAAGTATAGGACCTTTTACTTGGAAAGTTATGGATAAAGCTTCAAAAGTGTATGCAGTTGAGCCAATGGCTGATTTAATACCAACTATTAAAAAGAATACAGATGGATTTAATGTTGAAATTATAAATAAAGCATTAAGTTATGAAAATGGAGAAATAGGAATGACTGATGAATGTATTAATACTTTTGATGTTAGAAATGTTAAAACTACTGACTTTAAAACATTATTAAAAGATAATAATATTACTAAACTTGATTATATTAAAACTGATTGTGAAGGTGGTGAGTATTTTTTATTTAGAGATGAAAATATACCGTTTTTAAAATCAGTTAGAAGCATTGTTGGTGAATTTCACTTACGTGATAAAATACATAATATAGAATTTAGATATTTTAGAGATAAATTTTTACCTCAATTTAAAAATTTTGAAGTATATTCACTTGATAAGGTTAACATTAAATGGGATTTATATAATGAACATTTTTTGGATTATTATAATGAAGTAATGATACACATTAATAACGAATAAATAAATGAAAGCAACATATATAGAAGATTATTTTGTAATTCCTATTAAAGTAGGAGATATAATATTAACCGGAAGGTTTAGAAACAAACCAGTTAAAGTAAAAGAAATTGGTATTGATGAAATGGGTCAACCAACTATAAATGGTAACCCAATATTAAAGTTTAGAATCCCTAAAATAATGTAAATGAATAAAGTAAATATGAAAACGTACATAGTAGAATTTATAGAACATGAACAAGAAGAAGGACAAAAAATGACTATAAAAACAAATGATATTAAATTCACAGTAGAACAAATAGGCAGAAATAGGAATCTTAAGGAGATTACATACAAGGAAGTGAGGTCAATAAATGACGAATAAATGTAAAAAAATGATGTGGAGGAAATTACTAAAACATATGGTTAGAGAACGAAAGCTAACCCCTTTAGAAAGAATGTCTTCAAGAGTTGGTTATATGGGAGCAGGATTATTAATGGCTGGTCAATGGACAGTAGAACCACTTTTATTTATGTTTGGTTTTTTATGTGTAATATTTCAAGTATCAGTTAGAAAGCAATGGAATTTAGTTGCGCTACAAATAAATGGTTTAATAGCCTGGACAATACATTTTATTAACTCTCTTTAAAGACTTACCCAAAAATGCTTGGATACCCGAGATATCTTTCGTATATTTACGGGTAAATAAGGTGCAGATAAAGCACAAGTTCTAATTAAATAAAAGTTATATGAGTTATAAAGTAAATTTGAATTCCGAGAATTCCAAAATTGTAAATGGTGATGTGTTTGTTACTGCTTTAAAAGCAACACAAATGTCTAAACAATTATATGATCAAGTTGAACCAGCTAATAGGATTAATCATCCAAAATTAGGTCTGATGTATCAATATTATGGTCCTTATTCAAGAAAATCCGCTTAATTATGATAAGAAAAAAAGTTATAGATAAGCACAGACCTGTTATTATAGATACTACAGGGCCAGATGGTAATGCATTTGTTTTGTTAGGTTATGCTAAATCATATGCTAAACAATTAGGTTTACCATTTGATAAAATTCAGAGTGAAATGACATCTGGAGATTATGAGAATTTAATTGAGGTGTTTGATAAATATTTTGGTTCATTTGTAATTTTAGAAAGATAATATATGGAAGATAATAAAATATTTTGGTTAGATCAATGGGAAGGTGAAGCAATGGGTGGTTATTATTTTAGAGCATTTGAATTAAATAAATTTATTAAACGCCTTGAGGAAGAAGAAGGTAAAAAAGTTGTAGGTCTAGAAATAGATGGTAATAACATAAATGTAATAGTTAAAAAAGATTAGTTATGAGTTTTCAGTGTAATTTAAATAAAGGTTTTCGTATGACTTTTGAAAATGGGTTTGAAATATCCGTTCAGTGGGGTACTATGAATTACTGTCAAAGAAAAGAGTTTACTGAAATGGGAATAGAGCAAAAACAAGATCATTGGGAATCATCATCAGCAGAAATAGCTGTGTTTAGTCCTGATGGTGGTATGCTTCCTATTACCGAAATAGATACAGTAGCAGGTTGGTTGACTACTGACCAAGTTGCTAAGGTAATTACTATTGTTAGTTCAGCAACATCAGATAATGAAGTAGTAAAAAAAGTTAAATCGTTAAATTTATAAAAGATGAAAAAGCAAGTTAAAGAGTTTTGTATTATATATTATCCTGTAATATTAGCATTTATATCATTTTTGTATTCAGTTAGCTTATGGTTTACTGGACATCAATTAGAAGGTATATTTGTTGGTATTTGGGTTCCTTCAATTTTAGCATTATCAAATACTATTAGACAAAGGAGAAATGATTATTTTAGACAAAAAAGATATAATAATCAAAAGAGATATTATAAGTCAAGAAATAGAAAGGGCAAGAAGTCATGAATATAGCAATGTTTGTAATTGGTGCTGTAATATTTGTAATTTATATGGCAGGTTTACTTTATTCAATTTGGTGGGGTCATAATAGCCAAAGAGAAGAAATGGAACGTGATCAGGAATTAAGAGATTATTATAATAGACATCATAACTATGATTCAATTGACTATGATGGAATGGGTAATCAAGGTAGATTCCCAGCTGAAGTTAGTAAACGTAGAAAAAAGAAAAAAGTAAAGTAAAATGGAAAGAAATAACACATATATGTCTTTGTATGATTATTTAGGTAAGGCAGCTGGTCCTGATTTAGGTAAGAAAGTATTTGAGGCAGTAAAACAATCAAGTGAGTTTGTTAAAGTTGAGTCTAAAGAGGTTAATACACCTTATTATCAAGGTAAAGTATTAATGTATCCAAAATGGTATTTAGATGCATATTTTGATAATGGACAGGAAGATGAGATTTACGTTGAACAAAATGATGATGATGAGTTACCGTTCTAAATTTACACAAGATGAGTTTAATGCTCATCATAAAGAATTTATTCAAAACTATGCTACAAAGTATAGAACAATGGATTTAGACTTTAAAATGGTTATGTTTATGAGGGGTTGTACTGATGAAGAATTTAATAATAAGATGGATGAATTACAAAACCCAACACCTAAAAATGTAACATGTAGTTATTCTGGTTTACGTTCAACTGAGTCTTATAGTTGGGTAGATGAGGATGATAATGAATATGATAGTTTCAGTGACGGTAAAGATAATAAATCATACAGTGGAGATGATTCAAATGAGTATTAATTAAAATTGAATGATATGGAAAGTTGGTATGGACTTTTAGGTGTTCCTATATTATTTGGGTTAGCTTTTGTGTGGTGTGCGATAGAACAACACTCAAAGGATAAAGAGCAACGCAAGTGGGACAAACGATTCCGTGAGTATGACAAACGTTGGGGAAAGCGTTAGTGTATGTGCTAAACACGTGTATGGGAATGTATTATAAACGTTAACCCGTGTTAACCCCTTCCCCTCGCCCATCCAACCCTTACCGTAGGTAACGAGTATATACTCGTGAACACACGGTATTCACGGATATTCACGACTCTTCACGAAGAAATGGCGGAAGATATGTGGAGACGTGAGGTACCTTTCGTATATTTACGGGGTAAATGATGATAAAAACAATCACCGACATGGAAGGACACGACGTTACTGGAATAGTAAATCAATTCAACAATAATTCTATTACCTTAGATGAAATGTGGGATAAAGTATTTGCAGAAATTAATAAGACTCCAGCGAAATAATTTGGAGAAGCGAGATATTGTTCGTATATTTACGTGTTATTGAGTTCAGGCCAATAACAGAGTAAAGTAAATGTTAAATAAAAAATAAAGGTTATGTTAAAGAATTTTAAAAATGGTTATGAAGTTAGTGGTTCAAATGAAACTGCTAGCAAGGAAAAAAATGATTGCGTGGTGAGAGCCATTGCGAATGCTTGTGACGTGAATTACACTCAGGCACACAAGTATACTGCTGAAACGTTCGATAGGAAAAAAGGAAAAGGTACAAAACAATTCCTTGAAACTATGGATACGATTAATGAGATGCACTTCGATGAAGTAGGTCAATTAGATCTATTTAATGAAGGTATTGTAAGGACAATTAAGTGCCTTGGTTATGCTCCTAAATTTAAGGATGGTAAGAACCTTGGTGGTGACCTTATTAACCCAAAATACAAACATAAGCCTGTTGCTTACACGGTTAAGGAATTTGCCCAAAAGTTTAATAAAGGTAATTACATTGTTGGTGTAAATAAGCATGCATTGGCGATTAAGAATGGCGTGGTGGTAGATAATGGTAATTATCAGTATGGTGGATATAGGCGTGTAGTAGAGGGTGCGTACCAAGTATGTTAAGTACTGGTACCTACCACAACAATATAAGATAATAAGTTATGAAGAATATAGTATATTAAAGATACATTTACGGTAGGGCTAGGCCCGGTATTATGCCATGCTAGTAGTACATAACCTATACTAGTAATGGCATTATACTCTATAACAACTATGGTTGGGCGTACGCCGTACGTATGTGTTACCCACGCATAGCCGCCGTCCATCGGGCGTGTATATATGGTAAAAGAGGTGTAGCTGGATTTTTAGATCGTATATAACTCTAGAGCATCGATGGTATATACAAATATATTTTATGTAAAGTCCATATAGGAAAATTTCCTTAAAAATTCGCATTGGCGCATTCGTAGAGTACTACGAAATTTTCACATCGACGAAATATATACTTATATAGAAAAGTGTTATAACTTGGTAATATGAAAATCATAATTTAAATAAATAATACGTGTATCTATGATCATGAATAAAAAAATAGACATAACACCTATCATATACATTGCAATAATGATAGTTGTATTTTGGTTAGGTATTTAAAAAACTTTTGAAGGCTTCCGGTGAAATGCTTGGAGAAGCGAGAGACGGTTCGTATATTTACAGGGTAAATAAGGATAATTAATAAAAGTTAAATTTAAAAAATCAAAGTTATGATGAATTCAGAAGATTTGCAAACCGCAAAGTATTTAAGTAAAGAGAATATTAAGAGTATAGCTCCAGCAGTATTCGCAGAAAAGCCTAGTAGTGAGGTTTCAAAACACTATACTCACATTCCAACAGAAAGAGTAATTGATGACATGGAATTGTTAGGTTGGAAGCCAATTGAGGCAAAAGAAGTAAAAGCAAGGAAAAACTCAACAAGAGGTTTCCAAAAGCATTTACTTGTATTTAGAAATGATGATGTTGTTATTAATGGTGAAGATGGTGATACAGTATTTCCACAAATCCTAATGACTAACTCTCATGATGGTAAAAATTCATTTACCTTCCAAGCAGGTTTATATAGGTTAGTTTGTTCAAATGGTCTTGTAATTGCAGATACTCAGTTTGAAGCAGTTAAAATGAGACACATGGGTTATTCATTTGAAGATCTTCAAGAAAAGATTAAGGAAATGGTTGAAAAACTTCCATTGACAGTTGAATCAATGAATAAAATGAAAGCTACAGAGTTAGCAGAAAATGAAATTCTTCAATTTGCTAAAGAAGCTTTAAATACAAGGTTTACAGAGAAAGAAATGAATAGAATTCAAATCGATCTTAAAGAACTTGTTAATCCAGTTAGAAAAGAAGATCAAGGTAATGATCTTTGGAGTGTATTTAATGTAGTTCAAGAAAAAATCGTTACAGGTGATTTTGAATATAGAGCAGCGGGTAAAGTAAGAAAAGCTCGTGAAATTAAGAATTTCAAGCAAGATATGAAAATCAATAAAGAGCTATTTAATGTAGCATTAGAGTATGCCTCATAGTGATATTGTTTGGGTAAATGGAACGTTTGATGTGCTCCACATGGGGCATATCAAACTTTTAGCCAAAGCAAGATCTTTGGATGGAATAGTTCATGTTGGGGTTGATACGGATGAAAGAATTAAGAAAGCTAAGGGAGAAACAAGGCCAGTTAATAATTTGTGGAATCGTATTGACTTCTTAACGTCGATAAAGTATGTAGATAGAGTTCACCACTTTGGCACGGATGAAGAACTTCGTACTATAATAAAGGGTTTATCACCAAGATGGATGGTAATAGGCAATGATTATATAGATAAAGAAATTATAGGACGTGAGTACATTAAGGAAATTATATTCGTACCAAGATATCAAGGATTGAGTTCTACAAAAATTATAAATGGAGCCCACAACTAGCATATATTTATAAACAAAATATACTATGGCACTATCATTTAATTCAGCTTCACTTAATGGTTCAGGTAGTTTAGTGACGCAACAATTGACGTCAGGAACGGATTATACATTTACGATAAAAAATAACGGCGTGGCGACAAACAACGGCTATCTAACACTGGAAGGTAATGCCAATGCAAATTCAAATCTCTCCACTACTGTTACTGTAACTGGCTCATTAACTGAATTTGCTGGTGATATGGCTTTAGCTTCTGGCTCTGAAAAAATAGTCCAATCATCAACTAAATGGTCTATCAATTTACCTTACGTTATGCTTAATAGTGGTAATGGAACATTTAAATTCACACCTTCCACTACTATAGCCACTGACACAACTTACTTAAAATCAACCGGTAATTATACTGTAGATATTGCTCCATAATGTATATACGTATTTACTGATTTATATATGTGAAGAGGAGAGCCTTTTCGAGAGACGAGTTAAAAAATAAAAAATGGATATTAAAAAAATAACTAAACAAATCATCAATGAAAATTATGTTAAAGTTGATGAAATTTATAGAAAAATAACTATGATTCAAGAATTACTTGATGATAGAAATATAGCGGAAGCTAAAAGAGAACTTGAATATCTAAGACAAGAACTTCAATTTAAAAATCGTCGTTAAGACTTTTGCAAAGATATTTGGCTTCCCAAGATCCCCTTCGTATATTTAGGTATATTAATAATTAAAAATAAAGGTTATGTTAAATAAACAAAAAGTTCAATCATTTAGAGTTGATTTCGAAAAAGCAGTAGCACAATTAGAAAAAGATTATGGTGTTACAATTTCATTAGGTACTATTAGATTTGATTCTAACGAATTAAGAAGTAAAATGACTGCTAGAGTTGGTGAAAGAATTGCTAAATCAACAAGAGAAGATTTTCAAGTTGGTGATATTGTAAAAATAAACCATAAAAAAGTTGATCCTAAAGCTCAATTTAGAGTTGAAAAAATTAATAATAAGAATATTAAGCTAATGGCTTTAGATGGATCAAGAGGTATGGTTAATGCCTCACCAAGTTTACTAATTAAAATATCTTAATATGAAAGAATTTGATAGTTTTAAAGTATTCTTGAAAATAGCTTTTACATATCTTTTAGTAATTTACACCCTACTAATGCTTGTGGGGTGTACTAAAGAAAACATTAACCCAACTCCATGTGATGGTAATTGTGAAACAGTATATGAAGTAATTTATAAAAATCAACTAATGTATACTAATAGTGATGGGTATTATGAAGTTGAATGGGATGATTTAAATTATTTTCAAGTATCAGGTTATTTAACTCCACTAAATGATGAATATGTACTAAATGGTGTTCCACTAGTTGAAGCAAGATTTGACTCTGATTATTGGGTAGTAATGGATACTATAACATTTCAAACTCCAATGTATTCTTATTTAGGTTGGTTTAATGATAATGATTTAGAAACACCCATTAATATAGGTAATTACGAGGTTTCTTTAATTGATATGGCTCAATTATATCCTCCTTTAAATGTAGCAGGTTATCAAATTCCTAGATATTTTGATTTCGATCACCCTGCTGCCCATACATTACTAGGTACGTATTCCAAATATAATTATCAACCCACACAAAACATATTTTTAGATAATGAAATGGTGGGTGATACTATTAATATTTTTATTCAAACCCAATTTAATACTGAATTAGGTCAGAGTGAAATTATTGAAAATAAAATTAAAGTTATTGTATTGTAGTTTGGTAAATTAAAAATTAATTATTATATTTAAAATAAAAAGTTATGTCAAAAAAAGATTATAGTGAAAAAGTTGATTCATTAATTGATTTTAGTGAAATCACTAGTAAAAAAGAAGAAACAAAAAGTATTTTTGAGGGGATGAATCTTCGTAATGAAAGAGCAGAAGATGAAACTTACCAAGAATATAAAGATCGTTTAAAAATTAATAACACAATCCTTAAATTGTATAGAAAATTAGGACCAGCTCAATGTTGGGAAATGTACCCAGGTGGATTTAAATCTGCTATTGATTCAATTAAAGAATCTCAAAAACAACCTCTTGTAGCAACAGCTATGGTAGATGGGAAACAAATTCCAGTAACAATTAAACAAGATAATGATGGATCCAATTCGTAAAGAATTTATAAAAGAGTATAAAACAGATGCTATGTTTAAAATTGTTGAAATTTTAGATAGAGCGAATGATTTTGGTCTAACAACAGAAGTAGTACATACTGCTCTAAAGGTAATGAAAGACCACCCAGATTCATCCCCACTTCTTTGTTTGCAAATTGCAGCAAAAGATTGGGATTTGTAAAAATTAGTTCGTATATTTAAGTATAAATAAAAATAAGTTATGTCAAAACCAGATCCAAAAGTAGTACTAGTAAATGAAATTATCCAATTATCAAACATTAGAGATGAATATTGGAGATATCACCCACATAATCCAGATAGAATTGATGTTGTAAAAGAATTACCTAACATTGATAAAGCAATAACTGCTGCTCAAAACAAAATAGCAGAATTAGATAAGTAAACCTTCGAATGCTCGGATGGTGGAAGTGGTAGACACGACAGACTTAAAATCTGTTTCGCTGAACAGTGAGTGTGGGTTCGAGTCCCACTCCGAGTACCCATTTTTCATAAGTAAATAATATACACCAGTAGCTCAGCTGGATAGAGCATTAGCCTTCTAAGCTAACGGTCACAGGTTCGAATCCTGTCTGGTGTACAAAATATAGGCATGTATCTCCTCAAGCTTATACCTTGTAGAAAGAGTAATTGGTTACATGAGAGTTCAAGTCTCTCCTTGCCTACCCATATGTATTAATGACATAAAGATGTCAAATTCCCCTAAACTTTTTTAAATTAAAACTAAATGAAAAATTTAACTTTCACACTGGCCTTTTTACTGCCTGCTTTTCTTTCCTCCTCCCAAATTCCTACTTGTGATGTAGAATTATTAGATTTAAATTGGGATAATAAAGAAATAACACTTACTCTAAACGATAATAACTGTGAGAGTACTCCAACTTGGGTACCTACTAATGACTCAGTTTATACTATTCAAATGTGGTTTGCTTATGATGGGTGGCAATGTTCTATTGCTTCTAATAATGCTAATTTTAGCCCTAATTTAGGATTAAATGATACTATTACTTATTCATTTGAAAACTGGTCTGATCCTTTTAATTGTTTTGAAAGTGCATTTGAATATTATATAGAAACTTGTGAGGGACAATTAACTGTTCTTGGCGCAAATAATACTGTTAGTATAGACGCAAATATAGGTAATAATTACATAGCCTATAACCCCATATGGAACAATTGCTATAATACGCTTAATATCAACGAATATACGCGAAATTTCGCATATAGTATATATGATGCTCAAGGTAATTTTATGTTTGAATGTAATACAATTCCTTGGAATGAAATGAATGGTTTATTCTTTGTTAAGGAAGGAGAAATAGTTTCTAAGTATTTTAAAAATAATTTGGATTACTAGTATTTATAACATATATTAGTGATAATTTATAATGCTCTTAGAAATGACGTCTATTCAAGAAGATATTATGTATGAAATTCATACAAAAGTACACTCATGTAAAAAATTAAAAGAAAAATTTTACAAGCAATTAGATAAAATGGAGAAGCAGGAAAAACATAGATTTAAAAATGTATGTGAAAGATGGGAATATGCTTTAGAAAGAGTAAGAAAAGAATGATATGGTTAATTTAGAAAATATATTTGGTTTATTCTCACATGATGATAATGATCTGTCTGGTGAGGTTAAAGTAACATATGATGATCTAAAAAAATCACCAATGTATTATGTAGGCATGTATAAAAAACTTGTCTTAAATCATATTAATTTTAATAAAAAAGTACTTACTTTCTTTTCTAAATCAAATGGTGAATTTGATATTCAAGATATAAAAGAAGCTGGAGAGTATGTAACTTATAATAGAGCATATGGGTTTATTAAAAGTGTAGATTTAGATGAAAACACACATATAGACGCCATAAAATTCTATTCAGATGAATATTTATCTACTGCCTTAAATTTAGGTATTAACTATTTTACTGAAACTGAAGAATATGAAAGATGTGCCTTTCTTTTAAAAATTCTAAAAGTTGTGAAAAAATTTGAATCTAAGGTTGGAGACGAAAATCCAGAATCGTACATTGGAGGTACAGGGATTAAGGGATGAGAAAATAGAGAGATAAGAGAAATAAAGGTACAAGGGTATAAGGAATACCCAAGTCAATTAACAAAAACAAAAATTATGGCATTACGCAACCCAGAAACATTAAAGCGTTTAACGGAAAGAATCGAAGGAAATCTAAAAAATTTAAAATTAATGGTTAAATCACAACAACCAGTTGAAGATTTCATTAAAAAGATTGACCAAACTCAGGATTATGTAGATCAATTAAGATCAACATTAGAAAGAGAAGACGCAGTATTAAGACAAGGATAAATAAAAAATAAAAGTTATGAAATTATCGGCAGAGCAAATCCAATCGAATTGGGAAACATTTCTTAATAATATTGAAACATATATTACGGGAGATAGAAAAGAAAAATTACTTACATTTTATAAAAAGTTTGAAGAGCGTCTTGTAATGATGCCTGCTTCACATAAAAAAGAATATCACAACGCTTTCCCAGGAGGATATATTGAACATGTTAATAGAGTAGTAGATTGTGCTCTTAAACAATATAAATTGTGGGAAGAAGAAGGTACAGATGTATCTACTTTTACAATTGAAGAATTAGTATTTTCAGCTATTAATCATGATTTAGGTAAAATGGGAGATGAAACACATGAATCATATTTACCTCAAACTGATAAATGGAGAAGAGAAAAATTAGGTGAAGATTACATGCATAATAAAGAAATTGCATTTGCTGCTGTACCAGATAGAGGTTTATTCTTACTTCAACAACATGATGTGAAATATACTTTTAATGAAATGGTAGCAATTCAAACACACGATGGTTTATATGATGCAGCAAATGAAAAATATTTAAAATCATATATGCCAGAAACAAAACCAAGAACTGCTTTACCTTTTATTTTACATTTTGCAGATATGATGGCCGCTAGAATTGAATTTGAAAGAGAGTGGTTACCTAAGTTTAAAAATAACTTGGATACTAGTAAAAAGAATTTTACATTGGGGTCCAACACTAGTAAATCAACTAAATCTAAAGCTTTAGGTACTATAAAAAGTCAAGGGCTAAAAAATATGTTAGATAATTTATGATAACTACAATAATAATACTGTCAATAATAGTCGTGGTCCTTGGATTTACGACTATTAATCTACTACGTAAAAATGAAAAACAAGAAGATATCCTGTTAGGATATTTAAAATATTTAGATAATATATCTAGAGTAATAGAGGTTTCGGATGAAAAAATTAAAAAAATAGACATTAAGGGTTCATTTGAAACTGACGATGAAGTAGGATTCTTCTTTAAATCAATTAAACAAATTCAAGAAATTCTTAATGATTTTAATGTTAAAAAATTATAAGAATAAATGGATCATATAATTGAGAAGAATAAAAGAGAAAGAAAAGGTAGAGTATATTTTACAAAAGAAACAGAAGCAGCTATAGTTAGATATAATGCTTCAACTGATAAAGATGAAAGAAGTGACATATACCAAGATTATATTCATTGGCCTTTTTACAAACTAACTCAAAACATAATCCATACCTTTAAATTTTATTATACTGAAGTTGAAAATTTAGAAGACCTTCAACATGAATTAATGGTATTTCTTTTAAGTAAAATTCATTTATTTAATCCAGAAAATGGAGCTAAAGCTTATTCTTATTTTGGTACTATCGTTAAAAGATGGTTAATAGTATATAATACCAAAAATTATGGTAAAAAAATACAAAATATTCAAATAACAGATATTAATAACTATTCAAATTTAGATAAATTAGATCCAGGATTTGTTACTTCTCAAAAATTAGAAGAAGGAATGAATATATTAACAGAAAAAGAATTTGAGGGAGATGATTTAGCTTTACAAGGATATAAACATGAAGATAAATTGTCATTATTTATTGATCAATTTGTAGAAGATGTAACAGATAGAATATATGATTTATTTCCTAAGGGCAATGATGCTAAGATAGCTGATGCTATTTTAGAATTATTTAGGAAACGAGATAATATAGATGTATTTAATAAAAAAGCATTATACATTTATATAAGAGAAATGGTAGATGTAAAAACTCCAAAAATTACAAAAATAGCTAATGTTTTATATAAAATATTTAAAGAAAAATATATGGTATATCTAGAACATGGTTATTATCCTCCCTCAAAAGTCTAGTTTTTTTATATTTATAACCAAAAAATTATGAGCCAACTAGATTCAATTATATTTGGGGATAAAAAATTTTCTGATTTATTAGAGGAAATTTACACTAATCAAAAAACCAAATCAGCTCAAGTAAATGCCCTTATATCTGAGTTAAAAC